AATGTTGGCTGGCCAGCAGGATCATCTGCTCGAGGCCCTGTTCCTCGGCCTTCCGCAACTCGTCCACAAGGAACGTCTCGTTGACCGACCGGCCCAGGTTCGGATTGACCAGCGGCCAGTATCGCCGCTCTTTCCACCCGTCATCCGCGGCCACTTCAGCCGGGAGTTCGTAAATCACTGGCAACAGAGGCAGCCTCAGAACCCCGTCCCGCACCTTTCGCGCGGTCATAAGTTCCGTCCGGAACACACCGGCCGGTGGTGCCTTGCTCTGCGTCGTCGTCTGAAACAGGAACCCGTCCGGCCGCTTGGCCAGAGCGCCGCGCAACTCGACGAAGATGTCAGCCGCCGCCGGCTTTTTCGCAAAGACGTGCGTCTCGTCAATCATCGTGCCGACAGCCTTGGACCCGGTAATGACGTCCGTGTCCGCGGCCTTGATCTGTAGCGTCGCGCCCGTCTTCCGGTGCGTGATCAGCCGGATATGCCGCTGGATGTGGAACAGCTTGTCCAATTCCGCGTCCGCTCGGATGGTCCCGCTCGCCTGCTTGAAGGCGATGTCCGCGATTTCCTTGGTAGGCGCGATCAGCAGAAATTCAGCCTGTGGCCGGCGGTTGACGATCAGCGCCGCCACCATCACCGCGCCGCCGTAACTCGACTTCGCGTTCCCTTTCGGGATCAGTTCAAAATATTCCTGTATCACTCGGCGGTCGGTGGTCGGATCGTAGGAGCCGAAAATAACCTCGACAATCGGGAAATACCAAGGCCCGCACGCCTCGGCCAGCGTCGGCATACCCTTGATGTCCGGCACCCGAAGCCGCTTGAATATCCGAAGTCCCCGCGCCGCTTCCGTCTCGAACAGAGGCAGGTCTGGCACCAGCGAGCGGCCGGCCATGATCCGATCGGCCCAATCGACGCAAGATGTATCCCAGGACGGCATCAGTTCAGAGTGGCGCCCGTGTCGAGATCATCACCCCAGTCCGTCCCATGCCCCGCCGTATCAGCGTCGGCCTGGGCGATTTCTTTCTTGCCCGGAGGCGAGAATGACACGTCCCGCCAGCCTGCCCGGCACTTCAGCCAGAAAATGCACGCCGTGACCGCTTCCTTGCCTGTGCCCTCGGTCGCGCGCTTGAACAACGACTGCGCGACCTTGGCGTTGGCTTCAGCCGCGGCGGTCTCAAGTTCCGCCTGGAAATGAAGCCGCAGCGTCGTCGGATTGCACCCGATCACCAGCCCGATATCAGCCTGCGGCACGCCATAAGCCGCCATCGTCTTGACCTGCGCGCGCTGCGCATTGGTCGGGTTGAATTTCGGCCGTCCTGCCGTCACTGGTTTAACTCCAATCATACGAAGATTCTTCGTTGACAAACTACGAAAATAGTTCTTAATTCGGCGCATGAACAACACCGACCCAGCCGCCGCGTTCCGTGATGCAATCTGCCAGATAGGGCTATCCCAATCCGGCCTTGCCAGAACCATGCGCGGCTTAGGCGATCCACGAAGTCAGCCCACTTTGCTCAGGTCCATTTCAAACTGGTGCCGGGGGAAATCCTCGGTGCCAGGGGAAATGTGGGTCGTCCTGCGACTTCTTTCGGAAAAACCAACCCCAACCAAGGATACATAAAATGTCGCGTAAGAAGCACGCTGCCGACATCCACACCGAAACCCAGATCGCTCGGGCCGTGTCGTTTACAATTTACCTGCGGAAAAGCCCGCACGAGGTATTCCGCGAGACCGCTGCATCAATACCGGACGCAAGGGCCGTGGAATCCCGCATGAACGCTGAACACGGGAAGAACGGACGGCGCGCGATCGTTTACGCCATCACGCCCGAGCGGGTTAACCACTTTGTGCCGGACCACATGAGATGATCCCGATCATAACGCAGCACGCCAACGTCACGGTTGTGCGAGACGATCTCTACGCGGGCGGCACCAAAGCCCGTATTTTTATCCCTCTTTTTGCCCGATACCCGGAAATCGTCTACGCCAGCCCAGCCCAGGGTGGCGCACAAACCGCCTTGGCCCATGCAGCGGCAGCAACCGGAGGTCGCGCCACAATCTTTGTCGCCAATCGAGCCACGCCGCACCCGCGCGCCATTGAGGCAAAGCGCATGGGCGCCGCAGTGCTACAGGTAAGGCCCGGCTATCTGTCCGTCGTCCAAGCCAGGGCGCGAGAGTATTGTGCGGCCAGCGGAGCATGGTTGCTGCCGTTTGGAGCCGATCTTCCCGAAGCCGTCGATATCATCGCGAACGCCGCCAACTCGTTGAACATCCAACCGGATGAGGTCTGGTGCGCGGCTGGTAGCGGTGTCCTCATGCGCGGGTTATCGCGAGCATGGCCGAACGCGAGACGCCATGCCGTGCAAATTGGTCGCACGCTGTCGCCACAAGACGTAGCCGGCGCCTCAATCCACATTTACCCGAAACCGTACGACTTTGCCTTGCGCGGGGCCGCGCCGTTTCCGTCCGATCCGCACTATGACGCGAAGGCGTGGGAAGTATGCGCCCGCAAACATGGCAAAGGGGGCGTGCTGTTCTGGAACGTCACCGGCCCGGCTTCCCCGTCATAGAGGTTCAACGCCTTCCATCGCAGGTATCTCGCCAAACTGGCACTCGCCAGCTGCCTCCGTAGCCCGCTTCGGATCGCCCTTGACAAAAACCAACACGTTCTGATGCGTCTTGCCGAGTTTCCGCGAAGCGGTGAACTGCTTACCGACCCGGATAGGCAGCGAGCCGACCGCCGTTACCAGCACGGCCTCATTGTAAAGCCGAAGCCCCGCCGCCTGAAATGCTTGAACCGTGTGCCAGGGGAAACCGTGATAAAGGCCTTGTTTGTCGCGGACATCGCCGACCACGAAACACGCAAAGCGGTCAGGCTTTAGCAGCGAACACGCCTTCTCAATAATCTCGGTATAAGCGACCCGGAACTTGTCATAGGCCAGCGTCGATAGGTCGGCTGGATCGTCGCTGTACCGCTCAAGATCGGCATAAGGTGGGCACGAAAACACGAAATCCGCCTCAACGCCCGCGGCTATCCGGTCGATCTGCCGGCTATCGCCAACATGCCAAACCGGCATCGGATCGCCGCAAATCGCCTCGGCCTGTTCCCGATTGGCCTCGATCTGCTCCGGCCTCAGGTCCAGGCCGACATACAAGCGGCCGAGCTTTGATGCGACAATGCCGCGAACCGAGCCGCCCGCAAACGGGTCAAGCACTAGGCCATCGGGCGAACAAAACCACCGGTATGCAAGCTCACATAGGACGGGGTCGAAAATGCTGGTGCCGCTTGAACTAGCCGCAAGACTCTTGCGGCTAGTTTCGTCCAACTCCCCAGGGTCCCTATCGCCACAGACCCAGGTCAGGCCGGGAGCGGTATTCATACCTTTCCCCACAACATGCTCGCCGCGCATCAAGTCTTGGCCGAACACCCTGGCGTCGGGCTTACGCAACCGGACGGCCCTTCCCGTCACCGCGCTGGCGCTTGCTGTAATCAGCCGCCGGCATCATCGACCCGCCGGGGGCTGCCCCCCCCGGAATTGCGTTGGGCTTGCGGCCACCTATCGTCCGATAGGTGGCCTCGTCATCAGGTCCCACTCGCGCCGAAGTTTCCGGCGTTCCACCACGCCCAACTTCACTCCTGATCCCGAGGGCAATCCACGCAGCCTTGCGGTCCTGCCACCAGCCTTCGCGAGCGTTGAGAACCGAGAACGGCGGAATACCAAACTGAGCCGCTAGACTGCCGGCGCCGGACGATCCGCCGGAACCCTCCCCGCCATCGGCTTCGCTGCCGAAGATGTCGTCCAATTCCAGATCGGCGAACCCGATCAAGCCCAGGTCGAACCCGTCAAATTTCAGGTCTTCAAGCTCAACCCGCAGCAGTGCGTCATCCCATCCGGCATTCAGCGCCAACTTGTTGTCAGCCAAGACGTAAGCCTTTTTCTGGGCCTCGGTCCAACCGCGCGCGACCATCACCGGCACGTCCGGGAGATTGAGCGTCCTGGCTGCCATCACCCGACCATGCCCGGCAATGATCCCGCCGGCTTCGTCGACCAGCACAGGCGTCGTCCAGCCCCATTCGCGGATGGAAGCGGCAATCTGCGCTACCTGAGCGTCTGAATGCGTCCTCGCGTTGCGCGCATATGGCACCAGGGC